CTATTAGTGGTATATTCAATTCAAAGGTTTCTGAGGACCCTGAATTACAGGCGAAGGTAAACAAAAGAAAAGATTATCTCCAGGGTGAAATCAATAAGTATCAACGAATGTTGACTATTGGTTTAAGAGATCCACGAATTCTAGAATACATAAAAAGTCTCCAGGAGTCTATTGATGGACTTAATAGCGATAGCGTTTACAAGGTTAATCGAGAGCTGTTAAAGCAAGAGTTAGAAGAATTACAGAAGCAAAGAGATGCTGAAGCAGACAAAAAGAAATCTGATAAGAATGCTCTGATTGAGTATGATGAGAAAATATATCAGAAGAAAAAGGAGATTAGACAATATGCCCAAACGATGGCTAAAGAGCTGTACGATATAGATTTTAAATCATGGGCAAATGATTTGGCGAATACTCTTGTAAGTGCATGGGCTTCTGGTGAAAGTGCAGCAGAGAAGTACAAACAAAAAGTTTCTGATATTATTAAGGAGCTTGGCACAAAGATGATTAGCCAGCGGTTTGTAGCAAATAAACTGGAGCCAATAATGAACGAATTCCTAGATCAATATGAGCTTGACAATGGAGAGCTTACAGAGAAGGGACTAGATATTATTAGCCGTATGTACGAAAGCGCTAATGAGTTGCAAGACCGCTCTAATGCCTTTATGGATGGTTTGGAACAGATTGCTAAAAAGAATGGGTCAACCCTAACAAGTGCAGACAGCTCTTCAAATCTAATTGCTGGTGCGAAGTCTATTACTGAAGATACAGCTGGACTAATGGCGAGTTACTTAAATTCTATTCGTGCAGACGTCTCAGTCATAAGGCAGATAGAAGGTGATATCGAAAATGGATTCCATGGTGTGTCTGTCATAGCTAAATCTCAATTAGATAGGCTCGATGGAATACTTCAGGCAACACGTTCAACAGCAGAAAGTAATCAAGCTATGTATGATTTGTTGAGAAGAGCTACATTGAGTAAAGATAGTGGTTTTTATATGCAATAATTTAGAAAATAACACTGCATAAATCTTCATAGTATGGATAAAATTCTATATATTTGCAAAAAAGGATAACAACATGTCAGAGCTTCATACTATTCTAATTAAAAAAAGTGGTAATAACCAGGTAGTCGATACAAAGGCTACCTTTGGTATTACTACTTCTTCTGTTCCATTCAAGGTTATTGGAGACTCGAAAGAGTTGCCAAAAAGAGTATGGTACGATGAGCACGGAGAAGACACTTTTATCGGTCCTATAGTTTATTCCCAGGCTTACGATATGGAAATAACCTTTGCTTATTGTGGCCAGGAGCTAAAAAGTAATGCACTTAATTTAGGTTTAGCAAAAACAAACATTTCTAACTTCGTGAGATTCTTAAATGGAACTGATGGAAATGGCGCAAGCTTAACCATATTTTCTCCGTATACGCAAATTGGAAGACAGAAGGTTTATTTTTGCGGAATGTCCGAAGAAACTCCAACACTCCAATTGAAAGGAGATGCAAAAAACGAGTATAACGAAAACTGCGTAACATTTAAAACAAAGTTTCGCGTAACTGACCCTGTAACAGATGTAGTTTTATCATAATGGCGAAATATATATTGTATAATAAAGAAGGCTCTGCTGTAATTGACAAGCAAAACAATGAAATAATAGTTTCGGGTATAGAGTATTCAGGCAAATGGATGGGCGAATGTTTTGTTACTGTTACAATCAAGTCTGCCTACCCTATTGATTTTAACATTGGCGATTACTTAATATATCGAGACGAAAAATTTGAGCTTAAAACCGTACCTACTGTTAACAAGAAAGCTAGAACAGGTACTTACGGTGAAGGATACGTATACGATAACATTAAGTTATATTCCCTCACGAATGAGACAACAGATGTGATGTTTCACGACCAGGTTCTCTATGACAATAATGTCCATTATTCAAGCTTGCCAAACTTTAGTTTTTATTGTGAAACTATTGATGACTTAGCGGACAGGCTACAGGCCAATATGAACCGTTACTGCGAGAATAACGGATATGAGGACATTGATTTTTGGCTATTCTTCACACCAAATAAAAATAGAACTATTCAGCGAGCAAGATCTGTTAGTGAGACATTTGCGCAGAATGCATCATTGAAATGGGATACTTATTTCAATTTAGGAACAGAGACAAGTGAGGAAAAGACAAAATTGTCACTATCATGTAGCAGTCAAACCGTTTGGGAGGCCTGTCAGTTAATAAAAACGAGTTTTGGACTTAACTTCATAGCCAAAAACAGAAATATTGTTATTGGTGCAGCCGGACTTCCTACCAATCATCTCTTCAAATACGGCAAAGACAATGGACTATATGAGATATATAGAACTGTAGATAGTGCCCAAAAAGTCACCACACGTGTTTTCGCTTATGGAAGTGATAAAAACATGCCTAACCATTATTATCAGGACATGGAGACTTTGCCTAATAACATGGCGCTCCAGGTTTTGATGTTGCCAGGCTTCCCAAAATTATCACTGAATGATATATGTAAAGCTACATATAACAGTGTTAGCAATACGACAACATTCTCGATAAGAAAGAATAAAACAAGCGAATACAGCGATTTTCTAACGGTTGAAGGCAAACATATTCCAGTATTCTCTTCAGATCCTCTTAAACCATATATTGACAGCGGGAATGCATCTGAATTGGGAATACATGAAGGCGATGTATCATTTACTGAGGAAAATGATGATAATGGATTAAAGTCTATTTACCCATCTATAGAAGGAATGACAGCCGGTGATGTATTTGGCACCACATCAACAGACCGACTAGATGAGATATTGAGCGCTGATGTTATTACAGACAATGGTATTTTTGATGATGGAGCGACAATACCAAATTTTAAAGTACGTCTAAAAAACATAGGATTTGACTTGCAAAGTGCTATGTTATCTTCTGGTCAAATGACTATCGGTTTTACAGATGGTTATTGTGGAGGACGTGAATTTAAGGTGCAGTCTTGTATTACTGAATTAGATGGTACAAACACACTTACCCTGGAGAGAGTTGAGGATAATGGAGTCTATTTTCCATGTGCATGGAACAACGAAGCACAAAGTGGTTATCCTTATCAGATTAGTGCTGGCGACCATTTCTATCTTACAGGTATCAATATCAATGATACAAATTATATTTATGCTGCCACAATAAAGCTCTTACGTAAGACTCTATTATGGTTATTCAATAATGATCATGTTCGCTATACCTATCAGCCAAAGATTGATGAAATATACATGGCTCGCCAGCATGAAATAGCAATAAATAATGATAATGTTATTTCTTTGCATGATACTATCAAAGAAGGTGACCTTTTATTATTCTCTGATGATGACTTAGGAATAAGTGGATCTGTTTATATTGACCAGCTGGTTATAAAGGAGGATGGCAATAATGGTATTCCTACATACGAAGTCACTTTGCGCAATGATGTTTCTGTTGGCACTCTACAACGAATACAAAACCAAATAGATAGTCTTACTTATGCAACTAATGGTGTTAAGTCTAACATAGCAGGCTATACTAATACTACTCAGGTTAAGCGAATTGTCGAAGCATACGGAGGTGATTTGTTTGTCAGTAAGGTGCAAGATGATACTGTACAAGGTTTCATCACATTCCTAAAAGGCTTAGAAGCAACAGGTCGTACAATATTCCATGATGAAATACGTAGCCCGCAATTCGAACCGGGCTCATACGATGGTAGTGGGTGGCGTATTGATCAATTTGGAAATGCCGAATTCGAAAGCGCACGTGTCCGTTCTTACCTAGAAGTCGTAGAATTGCTTATCAACCGCTTGCAAGCACAAGAGGGAGATACGCTTTACACCGACAATGACCAAGTGGATAAAGTCGAAAAAGTTATTGACGAAACGGACGGTAGCGTATCATATATCCTTTCGTTGAAAGAAAAGTATGATGGCTACATCACTGGGCAAATGTACGGCAATATCCTAAAGGGTATCATAAACACGTTAGCCGCAAAGCAAGCGGGTATTAGTGACGAAAGCGAAACATCTGTCGAGGTGGATGGTTCTAACAAATACTATACGTCTTGGATGCGTGTTATTGCTACACACAATACCAACAATAGTTTGGACGTGAACCAAATACAAGTAGTCTTGTATGGTGACAATTACGTGCCTGCTGGTCGCAATTTTCCACCTTGCGAATTGATGACTATTGCTCGTTGGGGGTGCGTTGATTATTCAGACCCTGATGAACCAGACTATGAGACCATAAAAGCGTCGATTATCCGTCGCCAACGTGTCTTTATGATAAGCACTACCGAAGGTCGCGTTGTGAAGTACAGCGGTGTTGATGCACCTATCTTGAAGAATGGAAACTATGGAGTAACCATTGGCGAATTACCCGAATTTGTCAAGAACTACACAGATGTCAAGAAAATACTTGCCCAAGTTGGCGAACATACAGATTGGCTATACGCACAAGGTGCTGTTGTAGGTAACTACATAAAGATTGATAAAGAAGGTCTGCCAGTACCTGTTACTGTATTTTGCGGAGAATGGGAGGACGGTTCACAAATGCAGACACCAACCGTAGGGCACGGAATATATTTCTACAACGAATACAACGAGCAAACGCAACAATATGAGATCCATGAGGTACGTCATAATGGTGGCCGTTGGCAATGCCTACAATACCAACCCGTAAAATCGGGAGGTGCATTGACGTATTATGAACCAAAATGGAATAGTCCGTATTGGCGATTGGTTGACGGTAACGACAATCTTACGATAGAATTTGTATCAAGCAAAGGATATTCTTTTAGACGTGGTGGTGTTGATACCGTGATAACACCGCATTTGTTCTACGGAAACGTTGATATTACGGATGAAGTAGCCGCAGAATATTGGTCGTGGTCACGTGAAAGCGAAAGCGGAAAAACGACAGCGGATGAAACATGGGATGCGCAACACCAAAGGCAAAAGACGTTACACCTTACGGATAGCGAAATGCCGTCCACATGGTCGTTCAAAGACAAGGCAATATTCACTTGTACCGTTGTGTTAAATGACGGCAAAACAACAAGGATAGTTGACAATCAAATAATAAGTTAAACGATAAAAAGAAAAGAGATATGGGAAGAAAACTAAACGTTTCGACGCCTACTGTCATTAACACCGAATTGATGCCGTTGGATGAATCATTCTATATTGAACACGACGGCCAATTGGAACAATGGTATTATGACAACACTGAAAAATATGCACCAAACCGAAAGTTGACACCACTTACGCTTATCCCTAAGATTTCCGCTTTCGACAAAGATACAAAGCAAAAGTATGAACCTTCGTTCTATACCGTATCTTGGTTTGAACGGGCTTACGATAGCACTGCTGGTGATTATGTAGAAACGGAAATAACGAACATTACGGACGGAGATACGGCTGATTATGTCAAGGTAGGCAACAATCTTTTGGTCAAGAAAAATGTGTCTTACACACGTTCTGTAACGATACGGTGCGAAGCAACATATATTGATCCTCGAGATAGTGGAGTAACGTATCGCGTGCAAGATACCGTTATTCTATCAACCAATCGTGACGCAAGTGTAGAATTTCCAACATTGAATATAGCATCACCAAGCTCGCAATCATACAATCCACTTGTGGACGCAAGTTCGAGTTTTACGTTTCATGCGATTGCAAACAAGGGCGGTCAAGATGTTAGTGAATCGACATTTTTTGTGTGGTACGCTGTTGACGATACGGTAGAGGTGTTAGCCGACACAATGCCTTGGTATGTTAGCGGTCAAAACACGCAAGATTTAGTCGTTGACGCAATGTATGGAGAAGATATTCGTGTAGTGTTACGTGCGAAGGACAGCGAAACAGCAACAGCACTTTATCCCGAC